GAGATATACCCAGCCAGCGGGCCGGTCAAGACATCGATTGTCGGAAAAATTGATGATGAGAAGACCAAGCAGGCGCATCGGGTTGAGAACTACCTGAACTACCTGATCACTCAGCGAATGACTGAGTATCGCACCGAGACAGAGAAACTTCTGTTCTCATTACCGATTGCCGGCTCTGCTTTCCGAAAAGTCTACTACGACCCCAATCTCGGTCGTCCGTGCGCGATGTTTGTGCCGGCAGAAGACTTCGTGGTGAGCTACGGGGCGTCAGATCTGACAACCTGCGAACGCGCCACTCATATCATGAAGCGCACCCCTAATGAGATCCGCAAGCTACAGGTGGCTGGATTTTATGCGGATGTGGAGCTTCCGCCTCCCTCCCCCGATATCAGCGAGATTCAGAAGAAGTACGACCGACTTACTGGCGACTCTGAAAACTATGATGTGGATAACCGTCATACCCTGCTTGAGATGCACGTTGATATCGACTTGCCGGGGTTTGAGGACAGAGATAAGGGTCAACCGACAGGGATAGCGCTTCCCTACGTTGTGACTATCGATAAGGCGTCAAGAACGATCTTGTCGATTCGCCGCAACTGGTACGAGGATGACCCCAAGAAGTTAAAGAGAGAACATTACGTGCACTACCAATACCTGCCCGGACTCGGGTTCTATGGTTTTGGACTGGTGCACATGATCGGCGGTCTATCGAAGTCTGCAACCTCGTTGCTCAGACAGCTTGTAGACGCCGGCACACTTGCCAACCTACCGGGAGGTCTCAAGTCTCGCGGACTACGGATTAAGGGGGATGACACTCCCATAATGCCGGGAGAATTCCGTGATGTAGACGTTCCGGGTGGTGCCATCCGTGACAACATAACCTTCCTCCCCTACAAGGAGCCAAGTAACGTCCTGTATCAACTGCTTGGCGATATTGTTCAGGAGGGTAGAAGGTTCGCATCAGCGGCGGATGTGAAAGCCTCAGACATTAACGGCGAAGCACCGGTTGGCACCACGCTTGCAGTTCTTGAGCGGGAGATGAAGGTATTGAGCGCGGTGCAGAGTCGCGTCCATGCCTCGGTGTCAAAGGAACTCAAGATACTTTCTGAGCTTGTCAGGGATTATGGGCCTGAGGTATACCCCTACGATCCAGATGAAGATCCAGTCGTTAAGGCGGACTTCGATGATCGTGTGGATATCATTCCTGTTAGTGACCCCAATGCGGGCACCATGGCACAGCGCATCATGCAGTATCAGGCGGCATTACAGCTTGCGGCGCAGGCTCCGCAGATGTACGACATGCCCCTGCTACACCGCCAGATGCTGGATGTGTTAGGCATTCAGGACGCAGACAAGATCGTTCCGACCGACAATGACATGAAGCCGACAGATCCTGTCAGTGAGAACATGAACCTGATTAACGGCGAGCCCGTCAAGGCGTTTATTTATCAGGATCACGAGGCGCATATTCAGGTCCACATGGCCGCCATAGAGAATCCACAGATGCAGGAGCTTCTCTCTCAGGCGCCAAACGCCGGGGCGATGCAGGCCGCCATGGCCGCTCATATTGCGGAGCATGTGGCATTCGCTTATCGAGACAAGGTTGAAAAAGAGCTGGGTGTCGAGCTTCCGCCACCGAACGAGCCCATGCCCGAGGATATCGAGCTACGTTTGTCGCGCCTCACAGCCCCTGCCGCCGCACAGGTTACGGGAAGAGCCCAGCAAGAAGCGCAGGCCCAAGAGCAGGCTGAGATGCAAGAAGATCCCATTGTTCAAATGCAACAGCGTGAGCTTGCCCTGAAAGAGCAGGCGACAATGGCTAAGGCGCAGGCAGACATGGCGAAGATTCAGGCAGATCTTGAGAAGTCTCGCGGAAAAACCATGGTTGACCTCCAGAAAATGGAGCAACAAGAGCGGATTGAAAGCGCAAAAATAGCCGCAAAGATGCAATCTCAAGAGAGTGACGAGCAAAACAAAAAAGAGATTGAAGGATTTAAAGCCGGATTTGATCTTGTAAGAGACTTGTTAGATGAGTAAAGTTGCTACAAATAACTTGTTAAAAGCACTACAAGTAGAGTATCGTGAGCACATGAACGAGTTAAGCGACCACGTATCGTGCGGCGGTTGTAAAGACATGAATGAATACTCGCGTTGTGTAGGTGTTATTGAAGGACTTGCCTACGCGGAACGCGCCCTGCTAAACCTGAATGAAAGGTTAGAGCGGGAATAATTCGCTACAGAGGGTAGCGCCGGCGACTCCAGACGCCTTTATCTGGTGCAGGAAATAGATAATGACTGAAGAGCAGAAGACTGCGACACAGCTCCCCGAGCCCAAGGGGTACAAAATACTCATTGCTCTGCCCGAGCCTGACGAAAAAACGGAAGGCGGCATCATAAAGTCAAAACAAACCATGGATATCGAAGAAGTTGGGTCGATATGCGGTTTTGTCTTAAAGGTCGGGCCAGATGCGTATCAAGATTCTTCAAGATTCCCTAACGGCCCCTACTGCAAGGAGGGTGACTGGATCGTCATGCGGTCCTATAGCGGAACGAGATTCAAGATTCACGGCAAAGAGTTCCGTCTTATCAACGACGATAGCGTTGAGGCGGTTGTACAAGACCCAAGGGGGATTGAAAAGGTATGAGTGAAGAGCAGACAGAACAACAGCATTCTGCTGAAGAGAAGTTTTTCGGCCTTAAAGCCACTTTTGGCGAAAAGGGCGAGCAGGTATCCGATGTTGATATCGAGGTTGTTGACGACCGACCGGAGGAAGACCGCCGTCCACCTCAGAAGGAAGCTAAAAAGTCAGAGCCCAGCGATGACGATGACGAGCTTGAGGGCTATAGCGAAAAGGTCAAGAAGCGGATCAACAAGCTGAGATATCAGCAACATGAAGAGCGCCGTCAGCGGGAAGCCGCAGAAAAGATGCGCGAAGAGGCGATTCGGGTTGCCCAGCAGTATGCAGAGCAAAGTCGCCAGTATCAAAACATTATCTCCAATGGAGAGCAGGCGCTTGTCGAGCAAATCCGAGCCAGAGCCGAAGTAACGCTTCAGCAGGCCAAGGACAAATACCGCTCGGCTTATGAAGAGGGCAATACCGACAAGGTGCTGGAGGCCCAAGAGCAGTTGATGAATGCTCAGGCTGAGATGAAGTCTGCGGATTTTCAGTTAGGTCAAATGAAGGTTCGGAGGCAGAGCCCTCCTCCTCGACAGCCCCAACAGCCTCAGCAACAGCCAGTCAAGCCGCCTCCTGAGCCAAGTCCAAGAGCTGTTGAGTGGGCGCAAGAGAATCCTTGGTTTGGTAAAGAAAAAGATATGACCGCTCTGGCCTACGGGGTTCATGAGCGCTTGGTTAGAGATGAGGGTATTGACCCTAACTCTGATGAATACTATGAAGCTATTGACCGGACTATACGGTCTAAGTTTCCAGAATACTTCGGTGAGGGCGACAGTGGCTCAGACGAAAAGTCTTCCTCGACCTCCCGAAGCCCCTCCGTGGTGGTGGCCCCTTCCGCTAGGAATAACGGTGCCAAGCCACGCAAAGTGAGGTTGAGCCGCACCCAACTCTCTCTCGCAAAGAGACTTGGGTTAACCCCCGAACAGTATGCCAACCAGCTCATTAAGGAGTCATAAAATGGCAGAACAGCGCACCAAAAGGGCATCTGAGGCCCGAGAAGTTGAGCAACGTCCAAGTGATTCTTGGAAGCCTGCATCCGTATTGCCAACCCCAGATCCGCAAGACGGCTGGGTATTTCGTTGGATACGCACCAGCACCCTAGGAAAAGCCGATAACACTAATGTGTCGCAAAAATTCCGAGAGGGGTGGATTCCCGTGCGGGCTGAAGATCATGCCGAGCTAGAGGTAATGTCTGACGTAGGATCGCGCTTTGAAGGCAACATTGAGGTTGGCGGCTTATTGCTGTGCAAAGCCTCTGAGGCCGACATGCTCAAGCGTCAGGAATACTACCAGCAGATGGCTGAAAGTCAGATGGACTCTGTTGACAACAACTTCCTCAGAGAAAACGACCCACGGATGCCAGTTCTGAATCCAGAGCGAAGCACCCGTACAACCTTTGGTCGAGGCTGACTCCCTAAGGGGAGAGCCTCGTGGCACAATCATCAAGGAGATGACAAATGGCTACTTCAGCTACTCCCATGGGTGCTGAACCCGTAGGCACTCTGAGTGCTTCCGGTTCATTCACCGGCAAGGTGCGTCATATCAAGATTGCGTCTGCGTATGACACAGCAATCTTTTATGGCGACTTTGTTAAGCTGGTTGCCGCCGGAACGGTAGAGAAGGCCGCAGTTACCACTGCCGCTGTTGCCGGAACGGTAGGTGTCTTTGTAGGATGTTCTTACACTGACCCC